GTATAACACCTAAACCATGCCCTATAGTTTGTTCTGCACCTGCTCCTGATGCGTTACCAGTATATAAAACTTGAGACATTCCAAGTGTTCTATTTACTTGTACTGTGGAGTCTGCTGAACCATCAGAATTTGTTGAAGTTGTACCTCCATTTAGTTTCCAATTCCAAGAAACGTATTTATCAGTGCTTTGAGCAACATAATTTGAATTTGTGCTGCCACCCCTTAGTGTAAAACCATCATTACCAAATGTTCCTAAATAACCATACTGTGAATTAAGACCTACCTCTACTGCAGCACTACTACTAGAGAGGTGTCTACCAGTACCACGACTAGAGTCATATAATGTGTGTTCTGTACTATTACTATCCCTATTCTTAATCCAAACCCAATCAGGCTTAAATCCTACACCTGTAACATTTTGTGTTCCACTAGCACCAATATCATCTGACGTATAAAGAACAGTATTGAAGGCTTGATTTGGCAAAATGTCTGAATTATTACCTACTGCAGGTTCAACAATATTACTCGTACACATAGCTAAAAACCCTGTAGGGGGAGCATATTGAAATGTACCAAAACCTTCAGAATCTGTATTTGTTGTAGCTGTTTCTTCACCACCAAAAGCACTGTCCTGTCCGAAATTGACTGTAATATTAGTACCTGTTGAATGAGGATTAAAGTAAAATCCATAATCAAATCCATCACCAGTAGGCACATTTGATCCACTAGCAAAAGCATTTGTCGCTGTTCCTGCTACTATTTCACTAGCTGTTGCAGAATTTGACCAAGTATTATCAATACCAAAAAATATATTATTGTTTTCTAAATCTAAAGCTATTTGAATTATAACCCCTGTACCAAATGAAGAAACCACATTTCTCGCTGCAGCATCTATTTGACCACTACCATTTCCTAAAATAAAGTATTCATCATAAGTTCTTGCTGGTCTTGCATAAACACCTAATCTTATATAATTACTTCCATTCCACGCATTGACTCTACACTCTACATACCATTTACCTGAATTTACTAAGAAATTACTTTTTCCATTACACCAACCTGCAGCAGTTCCTGTTATGTTTAATGTGCCATTACTATATGTACCGGGTGCATAGCTTTGATATTCATTTGCACCTTCTGCTAATCCACCCATTAAGGTTGCGAACACATTTTCTGGACTATCAGGTATATTACAATCTGATGCCACTACATTTGTAGATGTAAAATGATTATTTTTACCACTTGTATCACAACCTATTGTATCATCAGCGCCAGTACCAACTGCACTAAATTTATATTGTAACCTATAACCATGATTACCATACTCTGATACAGATGGACTTTTGGCTATCCATATACCATTTTTAGTTTCTCCAAAATTACTTGCAGCTAATGCTAAACCATCAACACCTATAGTTTCAGCTAAATAAACATGAGCATAATTACCATCATCAACAGTGCCACCCCATCTTTGCTCTCCATCTTGGTTGACAGCAATTAGTTGATCTTCGTCTGCAAAGTCTTGATAACCACTCCCATCTGCAATTGCTACGACTGTTTGCCTTGCACCATTAATATACATTTTAATTCTGTCAGCTTCAGCACCTTGTGTAGTGTCTATAGCTACAACCAAATGATACCAAGAAGTCATATCACGAAATTTTCTACCTGAAATAACCACTCCAAAGTCATACTGATTTGCATTAAAACTTGTATTACCATTATACTGTACTACAGAAATAGTGTCTGCTGCATCTAATGTAATACTAAAACTTGCCAATCCATTTGATCCATCACCGAAAGAACCATCATTTTTTGAATGAAATAAGTAAGCTAAGGTTGAAAGTTCATCAGCTCTTTTAAACCAAGTAGAAAGAGTAGCTATTTTATTGCTTGTTGCTGCATCTGCATTATCTAATGTAATTTGAGAACCACCATCTAATCTTAATGACTGTGTAGCAACACCTTTAAAAAAACCACCACTTGCACCTGAACCTGCACCATTTGATTTAATAATACTCATAAATAAATCCTATGTTAATATTGCCGATGCTGAAACTAGAATTGTATCATTACCACTTGCAGCACTACAAAAGTAAGCTAAGTGATATGTACCACTTGCACTTACTGTAGTTAAAACATCTGCGTTTATTGCTACATCTGCATGAGCAGTTATAGTGTGATTTCCACCATTTACTAATTTTATGTTTCCAGATTGTCCTGCTGCTGCATTTGTAAATGTTATAGCACTATTAGTGTTTGATGTTGTAATAAAATCATTTCCCGTAGCTAAATCAAATGAAAAACTATTAGTGTTGTCCACAACATGACCAGATGCTCTTCCAGCTACTGTAATATCATTATTAATTGCAAGAGAAACATTATCCTCTACAGTCATAACTGCTGTGCCATCAAATTGTTGGAATATTATATCTTTTGCATCTGTAGCTGGTTTAATGACTGCATCACTTGAACTGTTGGTTATAGTAAGTAAATTTACAGTGGCATTTTGAAATTTAAAATCATCACCATCTGCATTTAATATTATGTCACCTGCTACATCTACAGTTAAATCACCAGATGACAAAGCAATAGTTGTGCCATCAATATTAATATTATCAATATCTATTCCAGCATCAGCAGTAATTTTTCCAGTAGCTCCCATAGTGCCAACTACTGCAATATTTGTTGCAGTTAGCTCTATTGTATCTGTTGCTGCAATATCTAAAACTGTACCACTTGCACCTTGAATAAACTGACTAGCATCATTGAAACATAACTTGTTTGTACTATTTAAAGTAAGTCCAGTTCCATCAGTATGTGTTAAGGTTGTGTCAGCATCTGCACCAAACGATACTACTGCACTATCACTTGTAAAACTTAAATCATCTTGTACTTTTAAATCAACTACACTTAATGACGCTAAAACATCCGTAACTATCGCACCACTGCCACCACCATCTAAAGAAACAACTTTTGTATCTCCATTTGGAATAGTAACTGCTGCACCAGCACCCGCTCCTTGTTTTATAAGTATGTTTTGTGATCCACTTGTTCCATTTTTAATTATATGAACTCGTTTCAAGGTGTCTGGACCAATGGTAATAGTACAAGCTGAATCTAATGTTCCAGTGTATATTATATATATTGCTCTACCTGCATCACTAGACGCATCCGCTACTGTTGTTGCATGAGTATCAGCATTTGTTGTGATAGCTTCTGTACCAAATCCTAACGCTTCACCTACAAGTTCTAAATTAGTATTGGTTTTTGTACCCCATTGTCCTGACTGTTCGCCAGTGTTCATCTCTTCGAGTCTTAAATTATTTACAAATGTACTTGCCATTATGCCACCTCTCGCCAGTTAGCTGTTTGATCTGGAACTATTAAACTATATACTAATTCTTCTCCCGTACTGCCAATAGCACCAAGTCCAATTAAAGATACCACACATTCAGGCACTGTGACAACACTAGATTGTGAAACTTGTGCGGCAGCTAATGTAACAGGCACGTCTACTACTGTTAGAATACTTAATGAACCCGATGCGGTTGTTCCAACAACATTTGTTACAAGCACTCCAGTTGTGGCTTCTATGTTCGGTATTCCATGAGTGGTTATTGTCGCACCCATGTAAGCATGATTACTACATTGATAAAACAATCTAGGTGCATTATCTGCTACAGTAATTTCTGTATAAGCTCCAGCTTGCCCTGCCGTGCCGTTGGTGGTTACTCCAGTAGTATACTCACCTTGAGTTTTATCTGCCGTTTCATAAATTCTAAGTGGGTGTCCAGCATTACTACTATCACTTTGATCAAACCTATAAGTGTTACCTTCATACAAAGTTAAGTTAACATCGGCTGATGCTGTTGACCCACCAATTGCATATTTGTTAGTAGATCCCTGATTGTAATATGGATGGTTTGAAGGATTGCCAGAAACAACAGTAACAGCATAGGTAACTGTACTAGCACCTGTTTGACTTATGGCGGTTGTTGCAGATACACCCGTAGCATTTACAAAAATGCCTGGTATTCCACTTGGAGTTCCTACGGAAGTTGTTCCTACTACTCCAGTAACAACAACATTAATTTCTTCATTCCAAGGACCTTGACCCCATGTGCCTCTACCCCAACCCTGTAAGGTAGAATTTGACATTTAGGCTATCCTTATAATCGCATTACTTGCATCAGCAGTTGGAAATTGAATTGTAAAAGTGCCAGACGTTGACGTTTTATTAGATGTAAAATCTAATACGCAAACAGCCTTATCACCATTAGTATCGTTATAAATCAACGCACCCATAGCTGTAATAGTTGCTGTTGTATAGCTTAAATCTGCAAAATCAGTAATACCAGTTGTTCCAGCATTAGTTGGAGCAACATTTGTTAAAGCTACGCCACCTGCTACATAACTACCACTATTAGCAACTTCTCCAGTTGTGGTGTATGCCGTTGTTGCCGCACCTAGTGTTGCAGTAGTAGAAGATTTTCCACCTCCACCTTCTGCGTAAAGTGCTAATTTAAAAGAATTTCCGTTTGTTGCAAAGTTGTGTGTGCCTAACATTAATTCTTTTTTAAATGCGGTACACATTGCTTGTGCTATTGCCATATTATAATCTCCTTATATATTCAGCCGTTTCTTTTTGACCACCTGATAGCAAGGCTTGGATGATAGTACCACGCTCTTCTCTTCTTGCCAAGAGTAGATAATGATACAGAACTTTTTTGAGATGTTCTCTAAATTGATTGGCTTGTTGCCTTATGTGTGCTGGAGCATCGTCAGATATACTAACAATCTTATCCACCGCTAAATCAGCAATTTGTTCGTTTGTTAGACCTCCTTTATCAGATGTCATAACATTAACATTTCCAGCTTGTGATATTCCTACATTAAACATTTATTTCTCCTCATAACTAATACCAGGTATATCGTCTCTACCAATTAAATTAGGCTTTGAGTCCAATGGTTCTGGAGGTTCTAATTTTGATTTTTTTGTTATTAACATACTACCTTGTGTAGTTGTAGAAACAAGTGGGTCGTCAAGTCTATGATAACCATAGAGTTTTTCATCATCTGGTACATTCATATCAAGCAAAGATGAGCTATTTGCTATATGTATTTTAATTTTTTTTGAAATTGCTATTGCTAACCAAAACTCACAACAAGCTCTACCTGCCTCTGCAAAGTTAATTGCTTTATGTGTAAAATCTATTCCGTACAAGTGTAAATCAGATACATTTTGAAAAACAGCGTATCCTAAAGCATAAGAAACTGTGTTGTTGAAATAAGCATAACCAGTCTTTTGAATAACTTGTTGTAAAGGAAACTCTATAACATCTGGACATCGTTTATCTAAACAACAAGAAAAAATAGGTATATCTTTTTTTTCCCTTAATCTTTCTTGCATAATATCTGTTTGTTTACCAGCATTAGGTGTATCAAGAAATCTTGAGGGTGGGTCCATCATAAAACATTTATCATGGTAGATTACACCAGACATTGAGTTTATCGCCCAAACTTCATCAAATTTTTCACTACGAATTTTGGCTAGTATGTATTCAGAAAAGCTATTGCCTAGCGCAACAATAGCAACACTTTTGTTTCTCATTTCTCTACCTTTTATTGTTTTGGAACTTTAACCAAACCCTCCCTATAAGCGTCTGTATTTTCTAAAGCCTCTCCATATATCTTCAATCGGCTGATGGCTTCTGTAAATCTTGCAGTATAAAGTTGTAATAAATTTGTTTCGCCTTTCATAAAAGTATAGGCTTCGACTAAACAAGCATAAAGCAAAGCATCAGAAGCATTTTCACTTATCCATGTTGTTCCACTGTCAT